AAATTAGCAAAGCCTGTAGGTATAGCACCAGTGTTTGTATTGTTTTCCTCCTCGCTATCTTCTGAAGCAGGAGGGACATAAGCTGTTGTGCTATCTCCACCTGTATCACCACCCATAACAACATCTCCACCAATCATATTTCCCATAGCATCTGTTTTACCTTCCAGTCTATCAGACATATAACTTTGATAGGCATCTTCAAATTGATCCGCAGTCATATCAAAATTTAATCCAGGTATTTTTCCTCCTCTAATTACCTTTTCAAAAAAAGGTCTATTTTTTGATGCGTTAAAATCAGAAAATCCTTGTAAAGGACCTGTAAATAATGAACTTAAACCAAATGCTTTAACTTCATTTCTATTTTCTAAAAAATCTTGTAGTGCTTGTTCTCTTTTGTTTAAATCTCCCTGAAAACCAATGTCTATTGTTTCTCCTTTTGGCCCGTAAAAAACAGTAGAGTCCTCTTGATTACCATCTTGTCTACCTAATGTACCTGTTGCTTTTTTAGTATTAAAAGTTTGAAGTTTACTACTTAAATCTCCTGTTTTAGGAGCCTTGTCTTTAACAGTATAATCTCTACCATACTGTTCTCTAACATCATCTGGATCATCTAGTGATCCAATTCCTTTATATAAATCTTGCTCCTGTCCTCCAAACACATCAGCCATTAAATCGTTAATGGATTTTTGTTCGTTCTTAACTTTATAAAAATTAGGACTTAGGCTTGCTGTTTGTCCTCTTATACTTTTATAAAGATCTTTTTTATCTTTTAAATTTTTTCTAAAATCAACTGCTTCTTGTGCAATCTTTTTATTTTCAATTCTTTTAGCTTCTGCTAACTGTGCAATCTTTTCATCTTTAATTTTTTTAGCTTCTGCTAACTGTGCAATCTTTTCATCTTTAATTCTTTTATCTTCTGCTAACTGTGCAGCTATTTTATCTTTTTGAGCTTGTGCAGCTTCGATTTTTTTAAACGCTGCTAACTGTGCAGCTATTTTATCTTTTTTAGCTTTCTCTATTGCCTCTTGGTCTGGAGGACTACTTCCACCAGATCCAATAGAACCCATACCAGAATATGTAGGTCCACTACTACTACCACCAGATCCAATAGAACCCATACCAGAATATGAAGGTCCACCACTACTACCACCAGATCCAATAGAACCCATACCAGAATATGAAGGTCCGCCGCCGCCTCCGCCGCCTCCGCCGCCTCCGCCGCCTCCGCCACCTCCGCTAGAACCACCAGAACCCCCAGAAGAACTTCCGCTAGAACCACCAGAAGAACCTCCGCCACCTTGGTAGGCACCGCCACCTCTAAAACCAGTTCTCATGATACCACCATCCATAGCCATGGTCCGTGGTTCTTGCATCATAGTTTCAATACCTTGAGGTTGAGAACTCATTTGTGCTTCAGCTGCAACCTGTTGCATAAATTCTCCCATAGACATGGGTTGAATTCCTTGTTCTTCAGCATCAAATACATACTTTTCATACTCTTCTTCTAGTTGAGCCATTTGAAATTCTTGCATTTTTCTTTGATCTTCTTGAGGTGACTTAGGTCCTTGATTACCTGAATAAGTAATTTCCGGTGCACCTACATCTAGTGATTCTAATCCTGTTTTCATAATAATTTTTAAGTTAGTTTTAAAAGCAGGAATTTAACCTGTGGTTTCTTACATTACCTGTTTTTGTCAGGTAAATCAAGCTATGTTGTAACGGTTCTTTTTCTTACTTCAAGAGCGGATAGTACCACATGTAGCCTGTTTGCCGTAGCTGCCGTTACCTTTATTATCTCATCTTCTTGTACTACTAATGGAGCAGTCAATAGTTCTACTGTTGCATTAGCACCAATTGCTTTTGTCTTAAATAAACTAAAAACAGTTGCTGCAGTATCTGTGATTGTAACTGTAATTGTGTCAGCATTTCCTGTATCTTCAGATACCAATATAGATTTAACTATAGAAGTTGTAGCTGAGGGCACAGTATATAAAGTTGTAACTGATGTTGCAGTTAAGTCTAATTTTTTATTTGTAAATGTATTAGCCAAAGTAATAAGCCTCCGCTTCTGCTTCTTCTTTTAAATCTTGTTGAAAAGTAGTATTTAATTTTTGCACTATACTATCTATATCCCTGTTAAAAGACAACTGTGTTTGTTGATCATAATCTTTTGCAGGTAGTGTTAATGATTGTACAATTCTAGCCATTATCTTCTACCATCCGGTTGTATGTCTAATCTAAAAGTACCTAGTTTCCAAAACTGTCCTGTACTTGCATTAGATATTTTTAAAGCAACAGATCTAGCCCTTGCACGTGTATCTATTTTTTGTACAGAACTTGAGACTGTAAATGGTCCTAAAGAAGAACTAATATTTGAATCATTTGGATAATCTCTTAAGTTTAATGTAATTATACTATTACCTGTTTGTGATAAGAAATCAGGAAGCACTCTTCTAATTTTCATAATAAACTCACCATCTCCTTGTAATCCATCTTGACCAATATCAAAATCTCCTGATTCGATATTAGATGCAATGGCAGTTGTCGAACCTTCTTTAACTTGATCTAATCCTGTTTCATGTTCAAAGTAAGTGCTCATACCTTCACTATTTCCATAAACGTAATCTTTATTTGTAACTGCTCCTGCAGCATTTGGACTATATTCTGTTGCGTGTGGTTTACCAAAAACAGCAGAATCTCTCCACGCGGTTCGTGCTAATGTCCCTGTTGTCCACACAGGTCTTTCCGGTGTTGAATCAAGATAGTTATAAGAAACCATTCTATTAACAGTACCTGATCCAGAATTTGGATAGAACCATGTAACCTCACCAAACAAGTTATTTAAACCTGCATTAATATGTTGTTTAGGTATTGTATTAATATCATCATAAACAAAATCTTCTACTAAACAAGGCAGTGATTCTAGTTTACCTGTGTATCTAAAGAAACCATTTTCTGACATCCAATAAGCAGCACCATCAACTTCGACAGCTGCATTTTTACCAATCAATCCACAGTTAGTACCTACTTGTTGAAATGAGAATGTAAAAGGTGCACCAACAAATCTCATAATAAACAAAGCTGTATCTGTCCAAACATAAATTGCATCTCTACCTCTTAATGCTCCAACAATTTTTGATCCATCTGCAAGTCTTTGAGTACCTGCAGTGTTGGTTGCACTAGGTGCATATGACGTTGTTGTATCTATATTTTCTTGATCTGAGAATCTAATAAACATTTCATCCCTTGTAGATTTAGTTCCGATAGTAGTTTCTGTTCCAAAAAAAAGTAAGTGTCTATCCGGTGTTGATAATAAACTAAAACTAGATGATGTTGGAGCATTAGCAAGTATTGTCGCTCTTGTGTCATTAGCATTTGTAGGATCTGAATCCCATTCAAATGTTTCTCCTCCAAAAATAGTTGCTATTATTGTATTACCAAAATTATCTATAGACCATAAACCTGGATCCGTTGTGATATCTCCAGAAGTTGATCCATTCCATGCAAAAAAACTAGATGCGTCTGTTACAGTTGCCCCACTAGAATGTGTTGCAGCTGTTGTGCCTTTAGCTCCTCTTGTTAAACCTGACAAAACATTATTGCTGTTAGAAGTAAATGTAATTAATTCACTGCCTATTAATACTGTACCTGATGATCCGAAAGATACTGTACTTGCTAATGTTACACTTGTAACTGATGAATTAATTCCTGATGAAAGTGTGGATGTAAATTGTCCCGATTGTGTACCGCCCCATTGACCTAAACCCCAACCTGTTGTTGCAACTTCAACGGCTGGACCTACTGGATAATAATGTTGTACTCTTACACTGCCGGCTGTTGTAGCACCTGATCCAGTTTCATTTGTACCTACATCAATAGTTAATGTAGTAGTTGTAGGTACAGATATTACTTGAAACCTATTTAAATCAAAATTTTGTGAATTAAAATTAGAGCCTGTTATACCTTGAAAATTATCAAGTAATATAATATCTCCTTTACTTATATTATGTATTGATGGAAAAGTTAATGTAACAATTGCTGATCCATTAGTTGTAGTAAATACGTTTGATAGAGATGTTGTAGATTTAATAGGATGTATATCATAAAAAATACCTCCGGTGTATGCGTATAAAATTCTGTTAGTACCTAACGCTGCATACTTAATACCGGAAGCATTTACAAAATGATGAATAGCTGTGTTACGACCTGTAATATCAGTTGACCCTAATTGAGCCCAACCTCCTATTTTTTCAGGTGTACCATATCTAAATCTAACATTGTCCCCGCCTTTCCATTGGCCTTCGCCTCCGGTTGACGTGACTTGTTTATTAAACCCTGGTTGAAAGGCTACTTTTTGTAACATGGCATTTACGCCGTGTATGCTTTACCAGCAGTAATTGCAGAATTAGATGCTGTCATACTTTCAGTAGTCCAGTAATCTTTAGCAACCATAAGCTCTAAATGTTCAACATTTCTGTCAACAGCTGATTTTTTATCAGCAGCTTCCTCGTCTGCCATTTGAGTACCAGCAATAACTTCATTAATTAGTGTTACTGAATGACCCATAGCTGTAAAATCTTGTGCTATTTCTTCTGCTGTTTTTACGTCTTCACTCATAATATTTTCTCCTTATTCTGTTGCGCATGCAACTGGTTTATTTTTATCAAGTTTTTTAAAATTATCAAGAATTAACTTAGGTTCTACCATATTATTTCTTGGGTCACTATCATTATATTTAGCTTCATTCCATTTATTTCCCATATGAAATTGCATGTTTTTGTTGTGTGAATAGCCAAATTGTGTCCAACGTGTGCTACCCCAAACTACAACACCTCGTTTATTTGCTGATGGAGAAAAATGATTTAAGCAACTATCTATAGCCACAAACCCTTCCGCATCTTTCAACATTTCATGTAACTGGGTCCAGTGTAAATCACATCTAATAGTGTCATTATAATGTGGCTCATTAGGTAAAACACAGTTAATTATTGTTGTATCTTTATATTCTTCTCTCAACATATTAACTACTTGTTGAGCAAGATATGGTTGGTAGTTTCTATTTGGATTAATATTTGTGTATTGGTTACTGGCATTAAAACCCATTTGAGGTTGACCACCAGAAAATTGAATCATTAGGTATTTACCAATCTCATTTTTCTTTAACCATTCTTTAACAGATTTTTTATGGTGATCTGTATACAGTTTAGAAACCATAGAAGGTGTATATTTAACATCATGTAAGTTACAGTAGCTTTCAATAATATGTTGTTTACCAAATTGAAAATTAGATTTGTAAGGCTCTGAGTAAAATATATTATCTGATGCCATGATCCTTGGATCTGTTAAATGTAGTGTTTGTTCTAAAACTAATTTAACATCTGGGTTACTGGCAAAACAACCTATGTAAGGTGTGTATATTTGCACATCTCCTTTTTCTTTTAACTTAGGTACCAATGCACTAAACGCAGCACACTTACCAACTCCGCCTTCTACGACATATGTATTTAACATTTTATCTTCTTTCTTTATTTGTTTTTTAGTTCGTCTATTTCTGCTTTGAGTTCTTTTATTGCATTGACTAATACTGGTACTAGATTTGCATTAGTAAATTTTAAATTTTCAGCATCATCATTATCAATAATAATTGGATTATCTCCTTCTATGGCTAAAATATCTTGTGCTTTAAATCCATACCTTGCTTTACCATGAGGTGTTGCATCTTCTCTTGATTTTTTAAAATTATATTTAATTGGATTTAATTGATTAACAAAATCTAAACCATGAGGCACATCTTCAATATTCATCTTATCTCTTAAATCTGAAGTTACTGTCCAATCAATTTTTATATGAGCAGTTGCGGATGAGTTATTACCTATTACGATATTGTTGTCTCCTGTAGTTACATTTCTTACAGCATCAT